ATGATTCTCTTGATTCATTTGTTTGAACTACAAGCGAACGATTGAATACAACATTTGCTGTTGCACCAATAGTACCAACAATCATGTCTCTTGCATTATTAGCAATTTTTATTTGATTGTCTATAAGTGTGAATTCACCAACTTCAAGACCAGCACCACCTTTGATGTAGAAGTTTCCGTCTCTAGCACCAAGTGCTTGGTCATTGCCCAGTGTTTCATCTTGAACGTAGATAGTGCCTGCGCCAAGCCAAAGTTCTTTGAATCGTTTTGCTGGAGTTCCGAGAGACCATATGTTTGTTGTATATGGAATAATATCTGAGTGAGGAACAATGTAACCACCAGCACCAGGATTTAATGTAATGTCAGTATTTGCTAGAGTAGAAATTGACAAGCCAGCATTCGTGATTTGTCTTGCAAAAGTCAATACTGTGTTTGCTATAGGTAATGAAGCACCTGGCGCAAAATTTGTATTTGTTATGATGACGTTTGAATTTGCACCAGTACCTACTGCGAGAATTGCGCTATTGCTTGGAACAGATGCACCACCAACAATGTCTCCAACTTGAAGAGATATAGTTGGAGTATTTTTTAATTGATATACAACATAAGGAACACCAGTGATACCATTTGTTAATCCGTAGTTACCAATGACTAAATTTGCGGTATTGCCATATTCTAAAACTGCATTTAATGATTCATTTAAAATACTAGCAATGATACTATCAGAACCACTCAAAAGAGAACCAACAGGAATGTTTACTGATAATACTGAGATTGAATTGTTAGTTGTATTGCCTCTATCAGTAACAGAGTCTAGTGTGTCTGTACTTGTGAATGTAATTGTATTTGCGTAATTGTATGCGGCTTGTGCTAATGAATTAGCAGTATTAGCTTGAGTGAAAGCATTAGCCGCTCTAGTATTTGCAGTATTCGCTTGTGAGTAAGCAGAGTTTGCAGTTGACCAAACTAAATTGACTGTGGTATTAACTGCGTATCCAGTTAAGTCTGTGTTGCCACTACCATCGCTAGTAGTTGTTCCCGTTGGGCCAAACTCAACCCAAAGAGGACTTGATGTATTTCCGAAATTGTAATATACAACTCCACTATTTGTATTAGCCCAAAAGTCATTTGAGTTTGCAGTTGCTGGCGCTGTGTTCTGACTGAATGTGTATGACTTAGTGTTTGCAGTAGCGAATGCACTATTGGCAGTTGACCATGCGGTATTGGCTCTAGTTCTTGCAAACGTATCTACAGTACCGCCACCGCCACCAGATTGTTCTACGAATGTGAATTTTTTCGATGCTTCATCATACGACAAAACATAACCATCAGCAATGCTGTCTCTATCAACGTCATCTAAGTATCGTAGATTGACTTCACCTGAACCGGTTGCTTTCCAAGCATCATTAGCCATTGCTTTAGATACTGATGCATTGATTCTATTTTTGTATTGCTGTAAATCTTTTTCGAGAACATCTTGAAATTTTTTAAATTTCTCTTCGACAGGTTTTACGTCTCCGTCTTTACCATCCTTACCTGGAACGCCTTGAATGCCCTGTGGTCCTGCTGGTCCTTGAATTCCTTGTTGTCCGTCTTGTCCTCGTTCGCCTTTGTCGCCCTTAGGTCCTTGTCCACCCTGAACTCCCTGTGGACCAGCTGGTCCAATGGGACCAATTGCGCCTGCTTCTCCATCTCTTCCGTCCAGACCAGTTTTGCCATCTTCGCCCCTATCGCCTTTCAGTCCTTGCGGACCACGTTCGCCAGCAACACCTTGTATTCCTTGTTTGCCTTGAGGACCAACTTCGCCTTTGTCACCCTTATCACCTTTTAATCCACGTGGACCATCAAGTCCCATGTTTCCTTGGGGACCAACTTCACCTTTTTCTCCACGATCACCGGCATCTCCTTTGTCCCCTTTGTCGCCCTTAGGACCCTGTGCGCCAGTTGCACCAAGGGCTCCACGTGGACCGACAGGACCAGGAACTTGTTCAACGATTACTTCTGTTGTTTTCTTTTCTAAAAGAGATACTAACTCCGTCTTGAGTTTTTTTATCTCTTGTCTTGTATACGCTACAGATGTTGCAACAGAAACTGCTTCGCTAAGAGTGTCGCTAAGATTAGGTACCTTCTTTGTCACCTTTGGCCTCTTCAACTAATGTTCCAAAAAATGCAGTCATAGACTTAGCTAATTCTTTTTGATCTGCGTCATCAATTACTCTATTTTCAGTTTCTTCTTTTTTTACGCTAACAACAAGTTGTTGTGGTGCTGGCGCTGGAGGTGGAATTGGTGGTGCATCATCTGCCGTAGGATCATCATCCATATTCGCTTTGTCTTCTTCCATCTCTTCATCCATCTGTTTAATATCATCTTCACTCTGGCGCAGAATGTTTGTTCTGATATAATTAACAGAGAAGTATTTACCAACGTATCCGTCAATGTCTGAAAGAATAGATAAACGTTCTTTCATAATTTCAACGTTCTTTAATTCGGCAAAGTGTGCATCTGATTGATAATCATAGCTAATTTCTTCTTTCATTTGTTCCCACTCTTTACGGGTACAAACGCCTTTAAGAAGAAGCTGTGTCTCAAGCATCTTATCGAATAGAATAGAGAATCTTAAACGTAAACGTGAAATGAACTTACCAAACTTCAATTCATCTCTAGTAATTTCAGAAGCACGACCTAAAGAGAATCCATTGTCGGCTTCTAAACGTGATACTGGAACATTCAGTGACTTGAACATTTTCTTTTGAAAGTACAATACGTCATCAATCTCTCCGAGATTCTGTCCACCCGATAGTGTAGTAATCTCTGTACCTTTACCACCTTCTCTACGTGGCAACCAAAAGTCTTCAAGCATTGTTTGGTATCGTCTATCGTCACGAATCTCACCAGTGTTTGCATCATACACTAGTTTGTTTTTATACTTCTGCATGATTTCACGCAAGTATTGTTCTGCCTTCATCTTAGGCAAGTTACCTACGTCAATGTAAAAGATTCTACGTTCTGGCGCTCTTGAAATACGATAGATAACTGTCGCATCTTCAAGCATACGTAATTGATTAAGTGGTTTGATTGCTTTGTGTAAGTGTGAAACAATAATCTTACCATCTTTGTCTGTGATGCCAGAGTTTGCATAGCAGATTGAATCTACTGCAATCTTGATACCTTGTGAGCCATCTCTAGAAAATCCTTTATCTGAGTACATGAAGTATTCATGGAATTTTTGTGATGTGTTTACTATTCCTGGATTATTAGGTTGCTTCTTATCTTCACGAACTTTACGAATCTTACGTGGGTCAATGTAACGAACTTCTTTCAATCCTGCTCTAGGATTTTTATCGTCAATCAACATGTGATAGTACAAACGTCCATCAACATACCATCTACGGAAAATATCGTAGCCTTGATTGTTGAAGTCTAGTAGTTTCATTATATAATAGAACTCATCACGAATCATTTTCTTAATTGATTCGGGTTGTTCGAGTTTATCTAAAATAATTTGAACTGGATAGTCACCGTTTTCAAAGACTAGTGATTCATTCACAATGTCTTCGATTGCGGCATCGCATTCTGGCTGAAGTGCCATCTCACGATATTTTTTAATTAAGTCTGCATCGCTTCTAATCTGCCCTTCAAGGTCCATGTATGTACCGTATACACCACCACCTGAAATCGACACCGCCGCATCATCATCGGTAGGAGTGACAAACGATTTTAACTGTTCTGATTCAACATCATCCTTACCAATTTTATATCCAAAAAGTTTTATCGCCATGTTTTGTTCTCTCTAAAAAAAATGGGGGCGTAATAGCCCCCATTATTGACACTATTACGCAATTATTTATGTTGCGTAAATTTCATTCAATTTAGAAATTTATGTTGATAATGTCATATCACTTGCATCGGCAAAGGCATCATTTGCATTACCAGCCTGTAGATAGTGATATTGGAAGTTTACTGTAAATTCTGATAATGTGTCTGTGCTGTCAAAAGACAAATCGATTGCGCTAACGTCTGTTGGAAATGCATCGTTCAATCTATATTGTCTAGAAACTGAGTTATCACCTTTTAAGTGTACACAAGTAATGTCTTTATAGTAATCTTGAACTGTCGATTTTGTTTGCGAATCGTAATTTCCTTTTGAAATCAAATTTACCCAAGCATTGAATGCACGGCGTATTGTGTGATTTTCATCATTGATAATTGTAACTGTCCAATCGGCAAATGTCCTGTCTCCAGGAATCTTAATTCTTCTACCTGCTCTGAATGGCACTTCAATTGTACCTACAGTAAAACCAGGAACTGCGGCAGCCTTACAAAGAACTTTAACTGTGCCTGTAGCGTCAGTAGGTAAATCAGTAGACGCAATCAATGATGGAAATGGAATGTTAATTTCAAATAGATTCGCTCTAGCGCCTCTATTTAACGCTGTTTTTAATTGTGTTAGTGTTGCGAATGACATTTTTATTATCCTCTTGTTTGTACTGGAATAGCAACATCGCCATCTGCGCTAAAACCATTTTCAAAGTAGTCGTATGTCCAAGTTACAGTAAAGTCTTCAACCGCATCAGTAGTATCATACGACAAATCAATAGCAGAAATGTCGCTAGGCCAGCAATTTACTAATCGATAACCTCCAGCCACAACTGAAGTACCATCTTCTTTCAATTGATAGATTTGAACTGTGCCATAGAGACCATCCGTATCAGTTCCACCCGTTTTAGCGGATCTGTTGCCTAAAGTGCCTGTGATTTCGAAATTTGTTTTAACGATATCATTCTGCCACTTTTCCATTACGCTACGAATCTTAAAGTTTTCGTCATTTAAAATAGTTGAAGTCCATTCAGCGTATGATCTGTCTCCACCCATTTTTAATCTACGCCCACCATTCATTGGGATTTCAATTGTTCCCAATGTAGCTGATGGTAACGATCCTGATCTGCACAAATACTCAAAACTTGCTACATCGTAACCACTCGCTCTTGGCGGTGTTACTTGAACCTTAAACAGATTCGGTCTAGAACCGGCTCCTAGAGCCGATCTAAACTTTGTTACTGAAAATTCTGCCATTTTATTCTCCTTGTTTGTCTTCTGTAATTATTTATCCTGCGATTTCATTAAATGTAGCAGTACCTCTTACAGACACAAAGTTAAGTTGAATAAAGTTAACAGAGCGAATTGGTTGTACGAAAATATCGCAAACAAATTCGTTAGCGTTTACAACATCTTCAGGATTGTTGCTTGCATCACAAACAACTCTGAATGCGGCTAAACCACGGCGGGCTTGAACACTTCTTAGATATGGAACAACTAAGTTAACAAAGTTTGATCTTGTTGTTTCATCGTTCTGGTCAAACAATACATTGTCTGCGGCTTCACCAATTGTCTTTTGCAAGTCAATGAACAATCTACGAACGTTGATTCTGTTTGTAGATGTGTTTCTAGTCACGAATGTCTTGTCGCCAAACAATACTGTACCACGACCAACCTGTGTGATTACTGGATTTACAGCAATTTTGTACAATGTGTCACGTTCTGCTTGTGTTGGATTGAATGCCAAACGAACTAAGTTTTGAATACGACCATTGTTGAATCCAGCTGGAGACAACCATGACTCTTGATTAAAGTCATTACGTGCCATGCAACCAGCAACGTCAGCGTTCAATGGAACATAAACATATGTGTCATTGTATTTGTCGTACTGATATTTCCATCCGCTGTCTGCGACTGCGTATGTAGAACGTGTAACTGTGGCAGCCCATGCAGAGATTGCAGTTGCTTCTGAACCAGCATTGTTAACAACGTTTGCTCTCAATGGAGAAATACAAACAACAGCGTCTTTTCTAACTTCAGCAATATCGCCAATGATTCTGTTCACAACTGTCGCATTGCCTTGACCAGCAAAGATGATTGTTGCAGGAACTTCAGACTTGTTTGCATACTTCAAGTAACCAGTAGCACGATCACCATCAGTTACAGCCACGCCATCAGAACCACCATTGAAGTCATAGTTTTTAGGAACAGTTACTGAAGTGTATACTGTTGGTGTGCCGTTTGCTGTTGTGAGATTTGTACCCCAATTTGTACCAGCGCCATCATGGTCTGTCCAACGAACCCATGCTGAACGATCATTGATAAGGTCTTTGTAGTAGTTATTACCACCATTCTCTGCTCTTGCATTACCTGCTTTAGATGTGCTTTCGTATTTTTCTAAAACTGTATTTGCTGTACCTGTGATTAAGCCAAGTTTGTCAACGACAACAACGTGCATTTCATCGCCAGATGCGCCAACTGATGCGGCTTGTAGTGATGTGCCTGGAGCGGCATTGAATTCATCAAAGAATTCCCAACGGCGAGTACCAGAAGCAGCCGATGCGCCAGTCAAGTGTGCAGAATCAATTGTGAAGTGTGTTGTGTTTGCAATTGCAGTAACTTTTGCTGTACGCCCAGAGATAACAACTTGATCGCCAATTCTCAATTCTGTGTTTGCCGCAGAACCAGTACCAACAACTGTTGTAGAACCAGCGGCAATTGTGAATGTACCAGTCAATGCGCCAGAAAATGCAGTTGCACTTGGGCAAGTAGAAACTCTAAGAGAATTACCTAAAGCACCAGCATACTTTGCAATGAAAGGTCCGATGTTGAATGATGCTGTTTCGATATATGCATCATCGTTTTTAATCAATTGACCAGCGCCGATGCCGCCAGAACCAGTTGCAGTTTCTGTTGTTGCGTTCAATGCTGTGTTTGCAACACGAACAACAAAAAGTGGTGAAGAATATCCTAAAAAGTTAGCGGCCGACAAGAAATCGACAACGTTAGTTGCATTTGGCTTACCGAATTCGGCCACCAATTGACCTTCGTTTGCAACTTGAGTCGCAACTTCGATAGGACCCCAATTAAATTGTCCTGAAAATGCACCGATTGTAGATGTAGTTGATTGATTAGACGTTACCAAATCTTGTTCGGTAATTTTAACGCCTGGTGAAATTAGACTTATAGCCATTGAATTCTCCTTGTTATAATGATGTGGGTTTGTTTAATTTATTTATAAAAAATCAGATTTCTGATAGCTTTCTACCTGCCAAACTTGACCAGTCGCATCAACCATTTGATTCTCTTCTTCACCGTTATTTATAAAGCCGAAAGGCGTGACTTCCTCCTCAATCATCTTAATTCTCGCATCGTACAGTTCTTTTCTAATGTTGATGTTTGTCAAATCTTTAAAGTAAGAATTTGTTGTCAACCATGAAAAAAGAACTAAAGGCATAACCAAATCATCATGATATCCTTCGTCAGCAGAATAGCTATTCTTTCTTTCAATGAATGTTGAAATCTCTGCTATTGTATCTGCGTCACGAATTATTAACTTTTTCTCTTCAACCATAGACTTGAAGTTAGAACATCCAATGCGTTTGATTTTCTTGTCTGTAATAACACCTAACTGTGTCTTACCTCCACCAAAGCCACCATTGACAATTTGTCCTTGAGGTGTTCTGCTAACAGAAATGATATTCTCATATTCATACTCACCATAAAGAATATCCGCAACTTGTTCTGAAGAATTAATTTCAATTAGAACGTATGCTTCATTGTATTCTTTACCGACTCTATAAATTACTGACGGATACAAAAGTGGGCTGATTTCATTGTTTCTGTATTTGCCTACCATCTTGTATGGCATCTGAGATATGTCAAGAATTACAAATGCTGAATAGTCACCACCAACACCTTTAGCTGTGTCTGCAATAATACAGTATGCGTGATCTTTTTCTACTTTCTCATATATATCAAGTCCATCTTTTTGATAGATGATAGGATCAGCAGACATTTGTGCAATAGCGTCAGATGCAATAAGTGTAAGACTTGAACCCAAGAAGTTACATAGAACCTCTTGATTGAACTTCAACTCACCAAGCAATCTTCTTTGTTCGGATGCCCACTTTTCATCACGTCCAGGAATCTCCCAGTATGGAATGAATAGATTTACGAATCCATTTCTGTCATTTTCTGCATCATTCCAGAACTTCCAGAAGTGGTTGTATCCTAGTGGGGTAGAACTTAGCAGAATCTTTGTTGTTTC